TCAAAGCCACCTAAGCCTATACCACCACCAAGTATATCATTACCTGATGACTCAAAGTTTTTAGGTGGTGCACCTGTCTTTCTTTGTTCTATAAGTTCGCTTTGTTGGCTAGCTTGTATTCTAGTTCTTTCATCTTTGCGATCTTCTTTTTCTTTTTCTTTGTTACTAGTTTTATCAAGATCCATTTGCTTTAAGCGCATGTTAATTTGGAACTCATGATCCATAAGCTGTTTTTTAACATTAGCTTCATGGCTGATAAGCTGTGTTTTTGCCTGCGTGCGTATTTGCTCAAGCTGCGCGTTCATTTGCGTCATCGCTTGTTGTTTTTGTACTTCTGCTTGAGCAGCGACTTGCTGTGACTGAGCGTTAGCTTCAGCTTGCGCTTTTATATTTTCTTGTTGACGCTTTTGATCATCATCAAGTTTTTTCTTTCGTCTAATCTTCAACATTTGATTAGCAAGTCTTACGTTTCTAATCTCACGTAAGTCTATAGCGTCAGACAAGTCTATACTGTTTTGTTGTAGCGCTTGTTGTATATTGTTTTCTAACAACTGTTTTTGCTCATCATCTGGCGCTAACTCTATAAATATACCAAAGTCATACAGGTGTAAGTTGGCCATTTCTTCAAGTGTACCTACGTTATGTGCACCAACAGCTTGAATAAACGCATCTTTTGTAGGTGAGTATTCTATTATATCAGATATTCTAAGTGATAAACTCTCAGATACAGACTTAGTTAAAAACAAGCCTGCTTGTAGTATGTGCCTTGTAGCTGTATTACTATTAGCGGCAGCTAGCTTTTGAACTCCTACTAAAGCATCTTTTGCTGGAGTACTACCGTCACGAGCTTCGTTAAGTCCGGTTGTATCACGTATCATTTGCATGTAATAGTTGTACGTGCCTATTAAGCTTTGCATCTTAGCACCACCACTACCACTTTGTATTTCTTGTATTGGCACTCTGCCTGGGTTACCCTCGCCAAGCTCGTTCATTGATCTACCAATAACACTACCTGTTTGAAAAAACATGTTTAAAGCTTCTTGTGGGTTATAGTTTGTGCCGTTACCTAAATCTATTTCAGCCAAGCCGTCAGCATCAAGATAAATACCATCAGGTATAAGCCTTGACATGACTTGCTGCAGTTTTAAGTGTGTTAGCTGTATCATATCTGCAAAGCCAGTTATACGACCAACTAAACTTTCTATACGGCCATTGTACATACGCGGAGCTACAATAGAGTAATTCATTTTTACTTTATTGAAATCACTCTTAGGTCTCATCATGTTATCTACTTTCTGCCACTGTATAAGTATATCAGTACCTATAATAAAAGCGCCTTCAAATAGGCACTCTACAGTTTTTTGTAGCTTTATAAAATTAACTTGCGCGTCTTTAGGTGGGTTAAAAGTATCATCTTTTTCTATAACTTTCATAGCACCAGTTGCAGTCTCTTTTACTTTGTACGTGTTGTTCATATATGTTTTATAATTAAAATATAAAACTTGAACTTTATTATTATCTGTTTCTCTACCGTACGAGTATTTTCTTGAGTATCTACCTGAAGTTTGGTTGTTAGAGTTTAATATCTTTTTTATTTCGTCTTCTTGTAAATCTGGAAATTGCTTTACAAGCTCGTTAATAGGCACATCTTTCACTTCACCAACATAGTATATATCTTCAAAGTAAGGTGAATCTGTGTACGAATACACTAAATCAGCTGGATCAACATATTCTACTATAGCTCCTTCTGATGAATTAAAGCTAGTTTTTACAGCACCAATACCTAGTACAGTTAAATCATAATTAACTCTTTTTCTTATAAGATCATAGTTGCTACCATCAAGCAGTACGTTTATAGCTTGTTCTTCTGCCAGCTCTACAGCTTGCTTGTAAGTTAGCTGCATGTGTAACTCTAGCTCTTCTTCTGTTTCTGGTAGTTTATCTTCTGGAACTGTAGCTAAATCTACATTAAACGTATCTTTGTAGAATTTATTAAAATCTTTAGTACGCATTTCATCAAGCATGCGCTGCATGTAATCAGTTCTTTTTTGTACGCCGTAAGGATCTTGTGAATAAGCTTTTATATCAAAAGTTCTTTCACTCATACCATTTACAACAATATCAACAAACTTAGGTATGACAGGCACGGGCTTCCAATCTAAATTTAAGTAGCTTAAATCACCATTTACTGACAACTCATCTTTGTATTTTTGTATACCTTGCTCACCCCTTGCGTATAATCTTAACTTGTGAAACGTATTTTTATTATTGTAATATCTACTACTAGAATAATTATTACCCATAGTGTTTGACTCAAACCACTCTTTTTCTATAGCTTTTGCTATTTTCAAACCGTAGTCAGGTAGTATTTTTTCTAAGTCACTAACAGCTTGACTAGGAAAATAATTTTTATATACTGATTCAGCCATATTTAATTTTTAATTATTGTCGATGAATAACCATCGTTTTTATATCTAGCAATATTTATATTAACTTTTTGTCTTTCTACTTTAACATTAGGAGCATACAAATGTCTATTACAACCCATTATAGCTAAACCAGAGCTTATAGAAGCATCAAACTTTGTTCTTCTATTTATGTCAAACTTTGCCCAGTCGTTTAATGTATCGTTAAAATACATCGATCCGTATCTACCGTTTTCTATGTGACCAACATGATCGTTAATATACATTTCAATGGCGGCAGCGTGAGCTTGCTTTATATCTTCACTAGAGTTTGGTATACCACCAACTTCTTTTTCAGCAACAGATAATTTGTTCCAAGTTTTATCAGGTCTGTTCATACTAAAACCTCTATAACCTCTACGTCTCAAGTAATATAGTAATCTTGGTTTATTATTTTCCGCGAGCAATGGCATACCGTAAAACACTAAAGCCATTAATACATCTTCAAAAAACATTTCAGCGGTTTGTGGTCTTGCTATATATTCTAAAAAAAATGCGTTAGCAGGAGCATCTTCCATACTAAACTTAGTTAATCCATGAAGAGATCCGTTGGATCCTCTACCATCAACAGTACCACTAATATCATAACTATCGCAGCCAAAAGCTCCCATATGCTCGTTCCCAGGATATTTAACTCCATTTTTTATTATTAGTTTATTTTGTAAATGCGGTTGTGGTGTCCAAGATATTTTAAATCTACCTTGTGGGTTTGGGTGGAATATTACGTGGGTATCTTTAACTCCATTAGCCCACTGAAAATTACCAGTGTTAATTACAGCTGAGCTAGTTACTCCTTCGTTGTAATCTATTTGTTCGTATATTTTAACTAAATTAAATATACTATTTTTTGTTTCATCTCTAAATGCATGCTCTTCAGTTCTTGGAAACTGCCTATAAAATTCGTTTAATGCGTCTTGGTCGTTTTTTAATCCTTCAACTTCATTTTGCCAATGATCTATTACGCCAACATCTATTAATTCACCGTGTGGTCCGTATACATCATCGCTAGGGTTATTAAATGTAGGTTGTCCGTATTCGTCAATAAATCCTTCAAAGTTCCATTCCATTGGCATAAACAAAGAATATAAGCCAGACTTTGTTTGTCCATTTTTATTTCTACTTCTGACGTCTGAGTCATTGTATAGCTTTTTAAAATTATTACCTCCTTTGTCTAACGAGTTACTCGTTGAGCCCATCATACACTTACCAACTATACGAGCACCTAGCCTTAAACAAGTTTTAGTCACTCGCCAGTTGTTTAGAATATTATCAGGTCTTTCCCATTTACCACTTTCATCGTGTACTAACAAGTTAAGCTTTTCACCATCGTAGCTGTTATCACCTGTATTTTTCCAATCAATAGTAGTGTCAAGTCCAACCAGCTCTTCCTGCTTTTCGTTTGCAGTAATCTTTTTACGCGTAAACTTACTTGCAGGAACCCTATAAGCAAGTTCACTTTTAGGTCTGTCCATACCGTCTTGTATCGGTTTAAAGAAAAACGGATAGTTGACAGATATTGGTACAACTTTATCGGTAAACATTTTTTTAGCATCAGCTCCACTCTTTGATAGTATTCCATATCTAGCATCACTTGATATAGTAGCTAAGTTAACTGTTTCAGCTGAGCTCATAAATGAAAACCCACTACGTCTATTTTTTAAGTAACACATACCGTAGCATCTGTTATCAGCTTTACACGCTTCCCAAAATATAAAGAACAACCTGTTAGCTTCTCTAAAGTCTGGAGCGCCAACATCAATTTTACTCCATTGCAAATACATATAGTGGCTACCTGTTATATAAGTTGGCTTACTATTATTCATAAACCAAAATCCTTGGTCGCGACGTTTAAACTCTTCGTCTATGTAATCGTACCACTGTTCTTTTGCTTCTTCTGGATAATTTCTCCAGTCAAATATACTTTTTAATTTACTTAGCTCTTTTGGATATTCTATTCTTTGCCATTTGCCTTTGTCAAACAGATGCACTCGTTTCGGTTCAGGCGGCAGCCCAATTCGCAAACCTTGAATCTCCACCACTTGTCCAATTTTTCCAGTTTTGCTAATAACAACAATATCGTTTTCTTTATTATATCCATATTCCCATTTACGTTTTTTATTAAGTCGACTTATTGTAGTCTTCTTAATAGGTTCAACAATTTTATATAGTGTTTGCTCGTACATTACTTAGATCTTCCTTCAGCAAAACCTTTAAACACTCTTTCTTTTTTATCTTCAGGCTCTTTGCCTTCTAATATATTCTCTTCTTCTTGTATACGATTAAGTATTTCAAAAGCATCGAATATAGCTAACTTTTTAGTAGCCGCTGCATTTTTTAATCTATCAGCTGATATATCATCGTCACTATCAACAATAGCTTCTTTAGCTACCTTTATTAGCTCTTCAACAGCTTTATGCCCAGCTTGGATTATATTCTTCTTCGTCTCCTTGATATTCATATTTAATTGTAATAAATTTAGAGTAAACTCTGTATAGTCTTTCACCATCTATAATAAACTCATACTCTGAGTTAGGCGTAAACCCTACAAGATCACCAACATTGTATGATCCATCAGAGTATTTAATTATACCAACTAATGGCTTTTCTATATCT